GTGGGGGTGATGCCTCGCAAGACATTATTATAAAGAACTCGCCCGAATATCATATAACCGTTACACTCCGCAACTTGCCACCATCTTCTATAAGCTCGTTCAAGCCCGCCGCAACCCCGCGAATCTGATCCGCTGAAACGTTGCCACTTTCGGACTGTATATTAAAGGTCGCATCAATGAGGGTTTCATCTCCACCGCCTCCGGCTTGAGCACCTTGAGCACCTCCACCCGCGTCAATGGCTCCACCTGCTCCACCGCCTCCACCACCGAAGGACTGGCTTTTAATGTTCTGGATCTGAGCCACGCCGGTAGCAACTGCCGCGGCCGCCGCTATTCCACCAAGCGCAGGACCGACCACAGGGATGCCCGCCATGGCTGAGTATGCGCTCATGGCCGCCTTGGGTGTGTCGATAGCCACTTGAGCGATAGCCGCCGCCTTGCCTATCTCGAATTGCTTCCGGCTGTTGGTGTTCATGAGAGTTGATATCTGGCCCAAGAATTTAGAGGCTACCATCTGCTTGCCCTTCCATCCTGACTCCCAGAGGGCGAGGTTTTTATCCTGCGCTTTTTTATCAATCTCAAATAGGTAATCAACAAAGCTTTGATTCGCCTCTAGCTCTCGCTCACGCTGTGCGTTTTTGTACTCAAACTCGTTCTCCTGATAGTCGAGGAGATTAACTAAAAGCAAATCAAAGACTGCTTGCTGTTCTTCTGGCAGGTGCGCCCCGACATTAGTACCGCCCAACAGAAAGCCCCCCTCTGGGGCTCCGCTATCGGTTGACACAGTTGGCGCTTCAGGGGTTGCAAACTCTGGGCGTGTCTCTGCTAAATAGTCCAGTGCCGCCGTCATATTATCGACCTCTTTTGTGGCCGCTTGAGTAGCTTCCGCAAAGTTGCCCATCATCGCCCCGCCACTAGCCATGACTTGAGAGCCGTCTCCAACCTCACTATGCGCAAGCGTCAGGCTCTCGGCTAGGTCTGCCGCGAGATTAGCGGCGCTCGTTAATGGCGTAATCAGAACAGATGTTAGGGACCGCCCTAAAGCGCCGCTTGAAGCTTCTAGCCTAATAAACGCTTTATCGAGGTCGTCAAAGTCTTTTACTTGTTCCTCTGTGAATGCCTGCCCTAGCTTTTCGGCCTCTTTCATCATGCCACGAATAGCCTGCTCCCCTTGTTGAAAAGCTGGAATAAGCCTGAAGCCCGCGTCTGCCATCAACTCCGCTGTGATGAAATTGCGGTCGCCCGCGTTGTTCATTTTGCCGATAGCGTCAGCTACTTTAATGAATTGCTCCTCTACGGGGAGATTGATAAGTTTTTTAGACTCTAGGCCGACCGCCCTCAATGCTTCCTCGTAGGTCTTGTTGCCCCTCGCGGCGTCTGCAATCCTCTCGTTTAAATCCTTAATTGCATCCCCAACGGTGTCCATGTCAGCGCCAAAGTTTCGCCCTACAACCGCGAGTTGGGAGAACTTCGAGGATGCGACATCTAAGCGCCTAGCCCATAGCTTTGTTTCTCTCGCCGCGTCAGCTTGCTTTTTAATTAGAACCCCGACAGCAACACCCATAGCAGTTGCCGCCGTAGCGACAGCGGTTATGGATTTCCCCATGGCGGCAAAAGAGACGCCAGTGTGTTTCGATTCTTCGCCTAGTCCTTTGAGTTGGTGCTTTACGTCATCAAGATCTTTCTTGAGATCTCCAAACTCAGCGGCAATCTTTACAACTAACTTATCGACCTCAGCCATTCAAAACGTCCTTTACCTCAAAGTGCGCCAAGATAGCCTCTCTAAATTCTTCGTCATAAATGACTTCTGTAGGTTTGGCTTTATCAACGGTCATAATCTCATTATACTCCATCATGGTCATGTTCCACGCATCACGGGGTGACATCTGGAGTTTAGCGATTAGGACCGTTGGGAAGTACCGAAAGTTTATTCGGAACTTTTTTTTTGGTTCCCGTCGTCCTCTTTGCTCTTGTCGCTACTCGGCAACGAATTAGCGAAGAACGTCGATGCGTATAGAGCGCACTGCATGAAGCCATGCTCTTGAACCTTCTGGCCGATTGTTTCATAGATGAGGGGTTTCATGCCTTCAATCTTACGCTCGCCATTGATAGCCGCCCAAACCGCCGTAGCGATGTGTTTGAACTTCATCTTGCCTTCCGCTAGATCTTGCCATGCCTCAGAGATAGACACGCCCGCGCGGTCCTCAAATAAACAGATAGCGTCAAAAGTTGTGCGGCATTCAAATTTCTCGCCGGTCAACTCAATTTCAAAAGTGTGATGTCCCATATCGTCCCTTTAGTGTCCCAGTGAAATATGATGCCCGACTGGAGAACGCTGGGACGACAGACCCAGCCGAGCAAGTGATTATTAGGCGAACGTGATTGTGCCGTCAGACTCAAGACTGATTGAGAACTGTTGAGCCCCGTTGTTAGCGCCTGTGTATTCAAGGCTTGAGATGTGCCAGTTTCCTGTCGCTGTCTTAGAGTTGCCATAGGCAAGCTGACAATCAACGAGAGCGTCAGTCTCAACGGCAGTTTCAATCAAAGCGAATTGGGCGTCATCAGTGACAAAGCCACTCATGGAGACAGACACGGAGCGTTTGCCGTAGTTCTTAGACTCGCCCCATCGTGAGCTATCTTTATCGGTTGTGTCGACGGTCTCATTGCTGATCGTCATTGTGTGCTCAGTGGACGCGCCTATTGTTTGATAGGTCGTGTTCATGATCTTGAGGAGCATCAGCTCGCCAGCGTATTTAGCCATTTTTTACCTCGTTGCTGTGTTGATTATAAGTTGCCGTACAACATCGAAAAGGACATCGTACACCTGTAAGTTGTGGCCTCGGGTTCCTGAAAGTGATCCATGGCCACGTATTGACAAAGGAACCCATCTGCGCTTGCTACCGTCACGGGTACGCCATCTAAAGCGGTCCGTACTGCGTCGGCTATGTCCATGCACTGACGAGAGCCTCTGTAATTGGTCCAGATGTTAATGGTGAGCGTCACATCTTGCGCGTCTTCACCCTTCACCTGTAAGCTATCGAAATCCACATCGTACTGAATGAGCGGATAGGCTAGATCTTGCACCAGATAGTTTCCGATCTTCGAGGCGGGCACTAGGGCAGTTATCCCATCGTCACCTGTTAGGCGTGTCTGGATGGCGGCTAGTAGTTCGCGGGTTATCATTTTATTGCGCTCCTGATAGCCTTACGGACCAAATCATTGATCAGTTTTTGATTTTTCTTTAATGCTGGCTTCATGAATGGTCTAGGCTTCATATTTTTTGTGCCTTTCTCCAGAGCTACGGCGTAAGGCGTGACAGCCTCAACGGTGGCATAATAGCCCTTCAAGGCGTTGCCTCGCCCCGTGGATACACGAATGTTTCTAATCAAGTTGCCTGTGTCTTTATTTGGAGCGTCTCCGGCGCGTGAAGCCCTATGCTTGCCATAGACTCGCCCCCTAGACATTTGATTGATTGACTTCATCGCAGTGTTGCGAACCTCGCGAGCGCCCCGATTGATAGCGAAGCGCATCTCTTTAGACACTCGGGGGTTTATGCCAATGAAGCGATCAAGTAGCGCCTCCATGCCTTGAATCTCCATAGAGAAACTCAAGTCGTTACCCCGCTCTCTGCGTAGATCTTCAGAAAGCGCCCACGCCGGTCCACGTTCTCAACGCGGCTTATGTTGTAGGTGATATAGTCTAGGATAACCCTGTCGGCTGTTGTGATATCGTTGCGGTATTGTGTGGTCAGTTCAACGCTGATACCTGTCTCAAGGCGTCCGTTAGTGAGTCCTTCACTGCCCGCCTTCTCATCGACCATGCACCAGATGAAAGTCTTATTGGCCCAAGTGGTCGTGTAGCCACCGAACCCATCAGCCGCCTCTGTGGGCGTCTCGATCTCCGCATATTCGCGGAAGGTATTGGCGCAGAGTTTAGGCACGTTTGACAATGTAAGGCTCCATCATGGACTTAGCGCCACAACTTGTCTGGCACTCGTCGCCACAGTCGCCACGGTTTGAATAGAGCTGACCGGCTAGGACCAACACCGCGCGACGGAGGGCACTGGGAACGTCAGAGGCGTTCGCCCCATAGCCTGCCACATAAACCGCTTTCATGTTGTTCTCGTCCCTTGAGCCATAGGTGAGAGTGCTCACCGCGCAAATGACTGACCTCATGTCATCATCGTAGTTGTCTAAATAGTATTCACTTGAGGCTATAAGGTTTTCAGAGTTGTCGTCTTCAACCTGCTCAAGTGTTGTAACCGACTGCACGGGGGCAAACTCAAGCTCTAGATGCTGGTTGCCGTATA